CACCCTCAACAACTAAAGCATTGGTTGTTAGTGTCCCATCTACATCTAACAGCGTAGCGGGGCTGCTGGTTCCTACACCTATATTACCGCTGGAAGCTTCGACAAAAAGTGCGTGAGTGTCGCCGTTGCTTTCAACTCGGAAGTCATAGTCTTCGCTAGACTCGTTAAAGACTGCTTCAGTGGCGTTTAAGTTAAGACTAACTTTTTGTGTGCCTGCCCGCATAGTTTGGAACTGTACTTGCCCGTCCACCGCACCCGCTGAAGTAGAGCTTATCTTGCCTGTAATTTGAGCGTAGGCAGTAACATCACCATTAGCATCTTCACCCCGAAAGCGCACCCTTCCGAGAGTATCATTAGCAGCAGGACTTGCAGAGTCTCTAGTCAAATCAATTAGAGGGCCAACACTTGCGTCAGCGTCTGTAGAAATTAGAGTTATCTGCGCTGCGTTGTCGGCAGTTGTGATAGTCATACCGTCTGTAGTGATAACACCCGTAACGTCTATGCCTGTTGCTGTGGTGGCTAGTTTCTCTGCGTTATCGTAAAATAAAGCAGCGGCTCCGTTAGCTACAAAAGTTGCGTAATTTTCATCAATCGCTGACTGTAGTACAAGATTAGTTGCGCGTATCTTTAAGTTTCCAGTGCCGCCTACATCATCAATATAACTGTGGCTACCATCATGATAGATAGCTAAATCATCACCAGCACCAAACGTAGCCTTGTCATTGTCGCCCAATGCTATGCCGCCGTTGGCTGTGATTTCGCCAGCAAAGGTTGCAGTTCCGTTAGATGCAATTCTAAAAGTCTCTGTCCCATCATTCTTTATAATAAAGTCAGAATTAGCACGAGCATTAGTAGGGTCAATGTCAATGATTAAATCTGTTGCGTCCATACCAACAGTAGCTTCGTCAGTAGTGCCGTCTACATCAAATTTAAGGAACGTGCCGCCAGCAGCCTGAGTGATTTTAATATCACCTGTAACAATTAAGCTATCAGCACTTTCATCCCAAAGAAGAGATTTACCAGCGGTAGCCCCGAAGAACTTAACATCATATCCTGTATCGTCTACACCAACAGTAATTGCACCCGTCATAGCACCACCAGACTTCGGAAGCGCCGCAGCAGCTAGAGTACCTTGTGCCGCAGTCGCATAATCAGAAGAGTCAAAAGCTTTAACTTGTGCAAGGTTGGTGACTTCAGAATCCATTAGTGCGCCAGCGGATGTTACGTTAGATGTAGTTACAGTGGCATCACTACCTGCAGCACCTGTAGCTCCTTGAGGTCCTGTAGACCCTGTAGCTCCATCATCACCGTCAGAACCTGCGGCACCTGTAGCTCCTTGAGGACCTGTAGCTCCTGTGGGGCCAGCTACTGTACTATCAGCACCTGTAGCTCCTTGAGAGCCTGTAGCTCCTTGAGGACCTGTAGCACCCGTAGGTCCAGCAACAGTAGAGTCAGCTCCTGTAGGACCTGTAGAACCTGTAGCTCCTTGAGAGCCTGTATCTCCAGTAGACCCTTGAGAACCAGTAGCACCTTGAGAGCCTGTAGCTCCTGTAGTACCTGTAGGTCCTGTAGGACCTGTAGCTCCTGTAGGGCCAGCTACTGTAGAGTCAGCGCCTGTAGCACCTGTAGATCCTTGAGGGCCTGTAGCTCCTGTAGAACCTGTGTCTCCAGTAGGACCTGTAGCTCCCACAGATCCTGTAGGTCCTGTAGGCCCAGTGTTACCTGTAGTACCTCTTGGAACAGTTAGCGTATTACTGCTACTATCGTAAACTACTTGTGATCCAGAAGATCCAGTAGAAACAGATAAAGTTTGAATACTTGTTGCAGAAGAGGCTGCGTTAGTCTCAGCTGTCTCAGCGTTAGTCTCAGCTGTTTCAGCGTTAGACTGGGCTGTCTCTGCTGCTAGTTGAGCTGCTTTAGCTAGTGCAGCAAAGGACTGAGGACCTGCCACATCAGGAGACAAGCCAGTAGAAAAACTTCCACCTTCTGCTGAATCTGTAACTATATTAGATGAATCTAATGGTATATATTCAATAGCCATTTATTACTCCTTAAAGTTCTGCAGTGTTAGAGTAAGTTTGTAAGTGAGATCCACCTTTAACCCGTCTAATAACTTCTTCTTGGTTTAACTCTTGCACTGCTAAAGCTTGTTGCTGCAAAAACTTAGCTGACCTTTCATCTTCGCCAACATAGTCTAACGCATGTGCAATAGCACCCCAAAGCAAAACTCTTTCATTTTCATCTCTTAACCAATTACCCACTTCAGTACCTTCGTAGTAATCTCCACTACCTGCGGGCATCTCAGATACTCCGGGGTTTCCTTGTACAGATACAGCTAGGAGACCAGCGTCTAAATTAGTTTGAGTAACAGAGTACAAAGAGTCTAAGTCAGGCAGTCTCCGGTAGTAGTGTATCTCATACACATCACCTAAAGCCGCTTCAGGGTAGATAATTATATTACTACCTTTACGAGCAAAAGACTCGTGGGTAGTTCGGACTCTTGCGTAGTCTGCATCTTCCATAGATGCTAATGAGATACGCTCATCAAAAACATAGCTATTACCCTCAGAGTCTGTCTTTCTTACTTGTATAATTTCAGAAAGATCAGGGGGTAGTGTTAGTTGAGTTTCGCCTACTTGTCCTGAAGTTATAGCCCCATAAGAGTATGTGTGCTCTAATGGTGGAATTCTTAGTTTCCTGTAACAAAAGTCTGCAGAGTAATCTAAGAAGTCTGTTACAAGAAGATCTGTTAATATGTTTGAGTCTCTGTTGACCCAGCTTCTTACTTTATCTTTTAAGGCATCGTATAATGGAGTTGACATTTATTGTCTCCTGTTTTAACCACGAGCCCTTGTGATGTTTGAAGTCAGTAGGCTAGGGTATTCTGATTTAATAATTCTTTTTAGTTTGGCAACGTCTTCCTTGTTGCTCATAAATTCTGTTTCTGCTAAGTTTAAGCCATGCTTGTTCATTATATCTATTACTACAATATCTGGGATAATAGCAAAGGATCTATAGTGGGAGGCATCGCCTCTTGCCTGAGAGTCTCTGGACTCTTTAGCGTACTTTAAGTACTCAGAAATATCCTGATGTACTTGCACCTCACTTGATCCGTTGTTTTTAATATTCATATCAAACTTTTCCATTGTACCTCCAACAGGTAAAAAGAAGGGGCCCCCGAAAGGGAGCCCCAAAAAAGACCTAGGGGTTATGCGCCACCTAGACCTACAATCATACCGCAACCCTTAGGGTTACTTACTTGCAGAGTGCTTTCTTCTACAATCTGTCCAACAGTGCTATCACCCAACTGACCGACTTCAGTTTCCTGAAGAGGACGCAGAGTAGCAACCTTGAAGAACGAGGGATCATACACTAACGCTGAGAAGTTTGCAGAGTTAGTAGCAACACCTGAACCAGTGTTGTGAGCCAGACCCATGATGTAGTTAGGAACAATACGGATTTCACCGAAGTCACTGTCAAACATCTCAATGCTTTGACGGATCTTACCGGTGTCATCAATATTACGTACAGTGTTGTTGCCAGTAGCGTGAGCTTTGGAAGACAAGGTACGCTTGTTCAAAGGTGAAGTCATCAGAGTAGTAGCCTTACCACCGGCTTCGTAGATAGCTTGCATAACGTCATCAACTTGGCTAAGCTCAATATCGTTAAGGTTAGCATCGGCAGAACCACGGTTAATAACACCAGCAGTACCAACACCAGTAGTGCTCGGAGCAGTATAAGCAGCGGTTTCACCACCGTTTACTACGAGAGCAGCATCGTTACAGTAAGCTTGGTAGCCACCCATAGTACGAGTGCCAGAACCGTTCTTGCTGTGGAAGCTGTGTACAGCATCATGCTCAAGATCACGGCGAAGCTCAGTACCACGCTTCTTCAACTGGTAAGCATATTCATCAGCAACACCAGCCTGATCAACAGCTCGCTTAGAGCCAGAAACCTGAACGGTCTTAGAGTTGATCTGAGTGTAGTTACCAAGGCGAGTACGATCACCAGCACCAGTTTGTGCAGCAGCTACAGTAGCGAAAGAAGAACCTTCAGCAACTGCGCCAGAGCCGGGAGCAACAAGCTCATCGGTCTGCCACTCGTGGTAGATAGCTTTAGATTGAGTCTTGCCAATAGAGGCCAAGAATGGAGTCTCTTCACGAGAGATCATAGAAATGAAATTAGCGAGATCTTCTTTCTCTGAGAGAGAACTAGTTGTTACAAAGTTTGTTGCAGCCATTATAATATTCCTTTTAATTGAATCTAATTAAATGTTAGCGGAACTTGCTTAATGACTTTAGAAATGCTAATTCAGATTGCTCATTACCAGCGCCAGCTAGCACACTTGTACGTAGCTCTTGACTGTCACGGGCTTTACGTTGGCTTTGGGTACTCTTACGTTTAGTAGGTACACCTTTAGCCTTAGTAACTTGTTTTCGCTTAGCGGAACCTTTAGAGGATTTTTGTTTAAGCTTTCGATAATCATCTACAAACTTAACTACACGAGCATCCATGATTACATCAAGGAACTCTTGAGGTACACCCTCTTCAAGTGCAAATCCTCGAACAGCTTCAGAATCAAAGTCTGGTACTAGCTCTTGAATTTCTTGTTCAAAGGTGGCCATTAAGCCGTCCACTTGCTCCTGTAGCATAGACTGTTGATGCTCCTGCACAGCAGCGTTAAGGCCTTCTCGTTTTTTACGAGACTTCCAGTAAGCTTCTTGTGCAGTTTCCCTCTTGTCCTTAAGCTCATTAAGCTCATACGTATCCCCGTCATCACGGGCTTTCTGAATTTTTGTTTCTAAGTCATGGAACTCTTTAGCGAGAGCGTTTTCTGTTTGTTGTAGCTCAGCAGATAAAGCGGTCCCAAGTTCAAGTGCTTGATTAGTCTTTTCAGAGTATTTCTCTTTAAGTCCCTTCTCAAGCTCACTAACTTCTCTACCCTTCTTAGACAAGTGTTGGTCTGTTGCAAATCCTTTACGGAGTTCAGTTAGGCTTACATGTTTTACTTCACCGTCAATTTTAACGGGAATCTTGTAATCCCAATCAATATCATCTTCTTCAGGTAAGTCTGCGTCTTGGGTAGAATCATCTTCATCCTCATCATCCTTATCTTCAGAAGCGTCTGCTTCATCACCATCGGTATCGTCTTCATCTGTGTCGTCTTCAAGTTCGGGTACATCTTCATCCACAGAATCTTCCGGGTCAAGCTCAGATTCGTCCTCATCAGGTAGAGATTCCTCCATGGTCGTAAGGCCTAGCTTAGCGCCCATTGGTCCCATTGGTACTGGAATGTCATCTAAAGAGTCATAGTCTTGACCAGCATAAAAACCAGCGTCATCCGAAGGGGTAGAGGCTGTAGTGTTTTCGTTGCTCATAATTTGTTATCCTATATTAGTCCTGTTTAGCCGCCATCTTCTTAGGGGCTCGGGTTTTATCTAGCTTCTTAAGTTCCTCTAAAGCGTTACATGCGTGGACAAAAGTCTCAGCATGATACCGTGCTTTACCGGGACCGGCAGCTAACTCCTTAATCATTGCGTTTATTGTACCCTCTGTTGCGAGGATAGCTTTTTCTAAAATACTTTTACTAGGTGTCATTAAATAGCTCCGTCTTGAGACTTATTATGATCAATTAACTCTTGGTTAAAACCAAAGGTTTCTATTTGCAGTAAACGTTCTTTAACAGATCCTAAGCCCATAGCTACGTGGAATAAGTACTCACGTTCTTTTGTACAGTGCGGTTCTGTTTGTAACCATTGCGTAAAGAGGTCTACTAAAATATCAGAGTAAGCTTCTGTAAAGAACTCATCTCTTTCTTTCTTTGCAAACATTGCGCTTGATAATGCTTCAGCCGAAGAAACAAAAGGATTAACCTTGTACTCTCCGCTAGCTTGGTCCATCTTAGGCTTAAACTTACGCTTAGCCCCTTGCTTATACTTATCCACTATATCTCCTCTGTGTAGTGTCTTAAGTTTGAAGGGCCCGTCTGGGCCCCTCAAGTGTAGAGAATCACCCCCTTTTTACATACCACCTTGCTGAAGGAAACTTTGAATAGCCTCAGGTGTTAACTCCTCTTGTCGAGGTTGACCTTGCTGAGGTTGTTCTTGGTTCCCGTTAGATTTTGGTTGAGTCATTGTCTTACTAATAAGTTCTTGCGCCAAGGCGTACATCTCTTGTACGTTTGGTTGCTCAGCAGGGGTTGTACCCTCCTTAGCTGCAGAGATATCTAGTTTAGCCCACTCTTGATATGATTTATCCAAGGCAACAACGAGTTGTTTCAAGTTATCTTGAATTGCATTCTGAGACTGCACATTTGTGTAATCGACATTTGCTTGGTCGAGAGCCATCTTTGTTTTGACAGACTGCTCTTCCATAGCTTTCTTAATCTCATTTGCTTTAGACTCTTTTTGTTTGCCATCCATTGCGGACTTTTTATACTCTTCGGAAGTGTAGTCTACTATGTAGTCTAACGGGTCTTCGCCTAAAGCCTCAATGGTTTTAGATGCAATGATAGCCGGAGCTAACGGATTGACTACGCCTTGGAATCCAGCTTGCATTAAGCTGGGGAGTACTTGCGAGCCAATCATTTGCATCTTGTTTAGTATAGAACTATTACTTGCATCGCCCACATCGGCTTCTACTTGCAACATCATATTGTCAGGGAGTTCCTTAATATTGATTGTTGAGTAGAAATCATTGCGATCATAATAGCTCATCTCTTGCGTACGCATCTCTTTCTTCATCGTTTCATACACACCTTCACATAGACGAGCTAAGCCAGTCTCCATAAATCTTCTTGCGATATGTTGGATGCGTGTTTGTGCTGCAGATTGTACAGCAGATACCTTTTGTTCAGAGTTTCCTGACACATAAAGGGTATCGTTAAGGCCTTGTGCTGCCTTAGATAATCCGTTAGCCTGTTCCTTATGACGTTGTAAGAACTCCAGTAAAGGTACAGTACCAGAGGATAAAGCTTCAGGGGGCATGTTTTGCACAGCTCCTGAAGGGTTTCCGTTGGTAGGTACAATTTGCTTAGGCTTTATATTTTGTAAAGCAGAGAAGTCAACTACATTGGGATCAGCTAGCTTAGGTGAGTAGTTAGTCAAGTAAGTGTTCTCAACAAACCCACGAAGGATAGCAGTAGATGCCATAGTAGAGGGACGAGTCATATCAGCCATAGATAGACCAGCCCACTCATGTGGGATGTCAAAAGGCTTTAGCTCTGCAATCTGAACAGAATCAACATCTTCTTCAAACAGGATGTGGTTACCTACAGTAATGAATCTTTTTAGCTCTGCAATACCATCACCATCACGATCAACCTGTAGCCAGCATTCTAAAACACTAGTTACTTGGTTAGCCTCTGAGGTTTGGTTGGTGCTAAAGGATACATTAGATAATCCAACAGAAGTTCTTCGAGCAGTCTTCTCGTTATTAATAGCTTGCTGGAAAGAGTAAGAGTCATCAGTGGACTCCCAATCAATACTTCCGGCTTGGTCTGGGTACTGTTTACGGATCTCAGAACGTGTCATCTCAGTTCTAATACCAACAAAAGATGCATCTTCAATAGAAGAAGCCCCTTGGCTGATAATGAAAGACTCAGGCTCAATGTTCCTAATCTTAATACCACTCTTATTCTTAGTACGCTTAACACGTACATCTTCATAGATGCCACCCTCATTAGAGTAAAGGTCACCTACTACTTCTACTTCTGGATCTGCAAGCAGCATGTCAAGGGCTTCAGGGCTAATCTCTTCATACTCTTCAAAGCTGTATGTAAAGTCTTCAACGTATTCCCATACTACTGCAGCGTTCTTCCACAGAAGAGCTGCTTTAATCCACGAGTTAATGATCTCCCAACCTTTGTTCTTTTTAAAGATACAGTAGTTAACAACATCAGATGCAACTCGTGCAGCATGTACACCCGAAGCCGTTTGGCTGTACGGTATGAACCTTGCTAATTTTTTATTATTTAATAACAATTCAGAGAGAACTGCAGAGTACCCCTCGATAGCTTCAACAGTATCTGAGGATACAATCTTAGACACACCTTGAGGCGCTAAGTGGCCTATAGGCTGCATTGCGTACTCATAGGTAGCTTTCTCTCTTTCATTAGAAAGATCAGAAGAGTCAAGGAAATTACCCTGTGAATTAGCAACCTCTGAGTTAATTATATTGTGAAGCTCATCATCCGTAACTTCTTCCATGTAGCCTTGCGGGTCTCTCATTTATATTTCCTCTTATGTACGCAGATTAACACAATCTGCCAGACAATCAGTTAGTTATTAAAATTGGGTTCCTATACTTTTTTCTTTCCCGAAACGCGTATGTCACCTAAAACCACAACGTTAGCTGGAGGACTAATGGGGAAACTTTTCAACTACAGCCAACTAGTATTGTCCTCCTCATACTGTTGGTTCTGGAAGCCTACCCTGTTCTGGACCAAACGGTCTCTGTGGGTTCTTAGGACTTCAAGGGCTATAGCTGTTGCAATTACAGTATCATCGTGTGAGCCTGAAAGAGCGTTGGTACGACCATTGGCATCAGCCACGTAATCCATACATTCCTGGATGATTCGCGGGGACGCAAGATTGATGTCATCATTCTCAATTGCGTTCTTAAGATGCCCAATGATCATGGGTTTAGTAGCTTGAGTTGTACGCCATCCAAGACGACTGCCTTCCTCATTAGACACATTAGCTACTTTGGTTTGATGGTATAGGTTTACATAGTTCATCTGCTTGAGACGATTCAATGTTGCTATACCTAAGGAATTAGATTCAACAGCTAATAAAGCATTGTTGTAGTACCTACCCAAGTAAAACAATAAGTCCCCGTATTGCGTGGGGTCAATCCTGTTATTCCTGAATACAGCTACTACTTCATTATCAGTGTTCATTACAGTACAAGCCGAGGAGTCTTGGCCTACACCAAGAGCACAGTCAGCTCCAATTACAAAGTTGTGATCAAACTTAGGATACTGGTAAATCTCCAGAAACCCCTCAGAGTGATCTTCAAAGGTAGATGATGTAAGACTAAACATCTGCCTCTTCATTAGTTTTTCGGGTACAAGGGATTGTAGCTTTTCAAGGCTAAACACATTAGCTCCAGAAACCTGAAAGGCTTCCTCGGCTGTACAAGGGTACTCTTGTTTAAACTTATTTAACCCACCCTCTGCAACCTTTAAACGTCTCCAGTAGAGTTGTTCTACGTCAAGACCATGTAGGTCCTGTAGTTTCTTTTCCTCTTCTGTAGTACTTTCATTGAACACTTCAGGCTCTAGTACTGTTCTTCTATATTCCGGCATCAAGAACCAAGGTACAAAGATAGGTAAGTAATCATTCTCACCGTTAACTGCACCTTTCCATAATCTATGGAACTCGTTACCAACACCATTAGCGGTGGACTCTAATATCACTTCCGTACCATCGGCTTCCGAAATACCCTGAAATAGACCTGCAAGGATCTTCTCATCATGGGTCCAAAAGGAAACCTCAGATAGGTGAGCGATAGTTGGGGTTGTACCCCTGCCAGCTTCAGGAGATCCTGCTGTATACAATCTATAGCCTGAATCATTATGTTCAAACAAGATCTCTTTAGCATTGGACCTCTTAAACTCTGGACGGAACTCTTCGGGCATGTTAGCAATTGTATTACGTGACATGTTAAAGAGGGAGTCAGATGTGGCTGAGTCATGTGCCATTACAACTGACTTGTTATACGCATTGAAGTAAGACTTCCAGAACACCCTGCCAACCGCATAGGTTGATAAGCCCATCTGTCGGCCCTTAAGGATTATACACCTGACACGGCCAGTTTCCTTCAATTGTTTTGAAATCGCTTCGTTTACAATCTTCTGAGCTTCGTTAAGAACAAAGGGTACAAACCCCTTAGCAGAATCTTTTGTAAGTATCTTTATCTGATCTAGTGCAAACTTCTCAAAGTCCTGCTCATACTCAGCTAGCTTCTTCCTCTTATAGGTTTCTTTAGCTAAGGCTAGTTTCTTGTTGTTACTCATTAGGTCCTCCCAGACTCTGATATATCTTTAAGATACCAGAGAGAGAAGTTCCATAGGAATATATCCTAAGGTTATCTCTAAGGTATCTAGCCGTGTCGAGGATGCCCCCTTAGCCCTTAAGGGGAGGGGTCTAGTCCTGACACATAGATCTATATTTTATCCTATAAGCCTATAAGGCGTATAAGATCTTAGGGCCCCCTCCGTACCCTAAGCAATAGATGTTCTGTGGGACCCTTGGGGGACCAGTCCTTTCCTACGTGTACTCTCTCTCTATAAGGTACTAAATAGATTTCTATTTCCCTCTATAAGGTACTAAATAGAGTCTGTGGGTCTATCGGGTCTTTAGGGAGAACATAGATAACCCATATATATATGTACCTATGATATAACTTGATACCCCCCTCTTCGTAGCATGGAGATCCCTACGGTATCTATGAGGTGTTAGTAAGGCTCCCCTAGAGATCCCTAAGATACCTGCTAGTGTGGGGGGCCGTAGGGGGTCTCAGGGATAGCCCTAAAGCTCCCTAAGAACCCGGGAGTATCTAACAGTAACCGTAGTGTATCGGTCATACACAGTACTTAACAGAGTCCTTAGGGGCTCGGGAGATATATATGGATGGCTTTGTAATGCTAAGCTTAAGTTTCTTTACCGTGT